CTATTGATGCTTTATTTGATGATACTGATACAGCTCAAACAGCTATGACTATTGGTAGTTCTCTATCTTTCTTATTCCAGCCAGAGGGCGATACAACTGGTGATTATCAGTTATCAGGTTCAGGTATTATTACAGGAATATCTAGAAGTCAGTCTTATGATGGTTTAGTTGAAATAAGTTTTTCAGTTCAAGGTTCTGGTGCATTGACTATTGGTTCAGCTTCTTAATAAATGAGTGTAATAGATAGAGCTAAAGCTCATTTTGATAATCTTGATATCAAGAAAATAACTGTACCTGAATGGGGTGATGATCAAGGAAATCCTTTAGTTATATATTCAAAACCTTTAACACTACAAGAAACATCTAAGTTATATCGCATGGCTAAAGAAGATGATATGGCTATGTTGGCTTATGTTTTAATCTATAAAGCATTAGATGAAAATGGCGATAAAATATTTTCATTAGAGGATAAAAATATACTTCTTAATAAAGTTGATCGCAATATTCTTGTTAGAGTTTCTAACGAAATTATGGCAGAACAGTCAGAAGAAGTTGTAAAAAAAAATTAGAATCTAACTCCTTATTATTCAACAAATTCCAATTAGCTGAACTCTTACATAAGACAGTTGCTGAGATAGAGCAAATATCATATGAAGAATATCAATTATGGCTAGCATATTTTAAAATAAAAGCAGAAAAACAAAAAAATGGCTAATACTAAATATAAATTTGAATTCCTTGCTATTAATAAAACTAGAAATAGTTTTAATCAAATAAAAACTGGTTTAAAAGGAATACAAAAAACAGCAATGTTCACAACTAAAGCAATGGCTGGCACTACTGCTGCTTTTGCTGGCGCTGCTGCTGCTGTAGGAGCTGTTGTGCTTAAATCTACTGACTTTATTGACACTTTAGTTAAGACTGCAGACAAACTAGATGTCAATGTTGAATTTTTGCAAAAATTCAGATTTGCTGCAGAACAAACAGGGGTTGAAACTAGAACAGCTGATATGGCTTTGCAAAGATTCTCAAGACGTCTTGGTGAAGCTAAAAAAGGTACAGGTGAACTTTTACCAGCATTAAAAGATTTAGGAATAAGACAAAAAGATATTAGAGATCTTTCTCCGGAACAAGCATTACTATTGTTTGCAGATAGATTAGATACAGTACAAGATTCTTCAAAAAGATTAGCTTTAGCATTTAAAGCCTTCGATAGTGAAGGTGCTGCTTTAATCAATACACTAAAAGGTGGTAGTACACAATTACAAGAATTTTTCGATGATGCTACATCATTAGGAGCTGTTTTATCTGTTGATGCTGCTAGAGGTGTTGCTGATTTTGCAGATGAATTTACTAGATTAAAAACATTAATTGCTGGAGTAACTAATCAATTGACAGCTGCTTTTGCACCTGCATTAGAAACTGCAACAGAAACTCTTGTAGGCAAGGTTCAAAAAATAGTTGAACAAAAAGGTGGATTTGAAACATTTGCTAAAGATATAGCTAGAGCTGTTCTTACAGCTATAGTGCAAATGATATTTGGTTTTCAAGAATTAGTTAATTCATTAAGAAGAACATTAGATGATATGGGAGAATTTTTTCACCATTTTAAGGATTCAGCAGAAGAGTTTGAAAGAATGGGACCAATTAGTTTAGCTAAATATGCTGCTGCAGTTGCTGATGTTATAGTTTCATTAGATGGTTTAGAAAAAAAACAAGATGATGTTAATGATTCTGTTGAAGAGGTTGTTACTAAAGCCGCTAATCTACAAAATCCATTTATGAAAGCACTAGGAGAATTTGGTCAAACAGGTATGGACGAGCTTAAAAAATTTAGTAAAGATGGCATAGATGGTTTAATTAGTTCAAGCTTTCAAAACGCATTTAAAAATGCTGAAGATGCATTAGTTAATTTTGTTAAAACTGGAAAATTAGATTTCAAACAATTTGTTGATGTACTTATAGCAGATCTTGCAAGAATCCAAATAAGAAAACTATTTACAAGTGAAGGTGAAGGGGGAATATTTGGTAGCATTTTTAAACTTTTCAGAGGATTCGATGGAGGAGGTTATACTGGTATGGGTAATAGAACAGGTGGAGTTGATGGTAAAGGAGGTTTCCCTGCTATATTACATCCTAATGAAACAGTTATAGATCATACTAAAGGAGAATCAATATCTTCATCACCAGTTAGTGTTAATTTCAATATACAAGCTACAGATGCAAGAGGTGTTGATGAAATATTAATGTCCAGGAAAAATCAAATAGTAGCTATGGTATCTCAAGCAATGAATCAAAAAGGTAAGGCAGGATTAATATAATGGCAGGTGCATTCCCAATAACAAAGAATCCAAGAGTATTCAATTTAAGTTCTAATAGACCAAATAACACAGCCTATACTTTAAGTGGCAAAAGATCAGTAAAACAATTTGCAGCCCAATACTTCAGCTTTAATGTGCAATTACCACCTATGAAGCAATCTGACTTTCAACAATACTATGCTTTCTTGGTCAAGCAAAAAGGTAGTTTTGAATCATTTACCTTTCAATACCCTTTATCAAATTTAGGAGCTGATAAAAACAACGCTTCAGTAGCAGTCAATGGTATTCATGCTGTTGGTGATTCTACTATTGCTATGGATGGTTTTACTGTTTCAACAGATGATGTTTTCAAAGCAGGAGATCTGATTAAATTTAATGGACACGATAAAGTTTATATGGTTACAGGTGATGCCAACTCCAATAGCAGTGGCCAAGCCACAATATCCATAGAACCACCTTTACAATCAGCGTTAGCAAATGATGAAGATGTTGATACTAATCAACCAAGTTTCACTGTGGCATTAATGCAAGACGATGTACTTTACTCTACTGATGCCTCAGGATTCTTCTCATTGGGTTTTGATGTCAGAGAGGTGCTTTAATGGCTAGAAGTTTAGATAGCAGTATTGTAGCTCAATTAACACAGCCAGGCATAAGATTAGTACATCTACTTAAGTTGCAAACCAGTACATCAATCCTAACCACAACACATGTTAAAGATCTTGTTTATGATTCTGGATCTGGTAATGAAACCTATTATGCAGGTGGTAATTTAATTGAACTAGAGACTGTAAGAGAATCTGGGGATATGGAATATCAAAATCTTAGCATCAGCCTTAACAATATAAGCACTACAACTAGAGATATGTTTAAAGGTGAAAATTACGTCAATAAAGCAGCAGATATTTATATTGCCTTCTTGGATAGTAGTGAAAGCATTATTGAAGCATATAAATGGTTCTCTGGCTCTTTGGCACATGCTGTATTAACAGAAGCAAAAGGAGAATATAAGGTCAAATTAGAATTAGCTAATCAATGGAAGAACTGGGATATTATTCAAGGCAGAAAGTATACCGACACATCGCAACAAGACTTATATTCAGGTGACAAGGGTTTGTCATTTGCACACACCACTAACGAGGACATACGCTGGAATAGATAATGAACCCATTTTCAATAGGTGCAGTCATTGAGGCTGTCATGGCTTTTGTCGGAAGTGTTGGCACATTCTTAAGATATGCTGGATATGTCTATATGGGTGTTAGCTCATATCAAAACTATAAAGCTGGTAAAGCGTTACAAAGAGCCTCACAAGAAATACTTTTAACCAAATATGGTACTGGTGGTGGTATTCCAGTTGTTTATGGTACTAGGAGAGTTGGTGGCACAGTGGTCTTTATGGAGACAGTTAATAACAAAGAACTCTTTGTAGTTTATGCATTGGCTGTTGGTGAAGTAGAAGACATTGGTGATCTTAGAATTGATAACAGATCCATTGATGATACTTCTATATTTAGACAAGGTTACACATTAAGAAAAGAAGGTAACTATTTTGGTAGCTCAAGTCCACCATCAATTGATATAGGCAATGTTCTAGGTGGTGCAGGTGGTGATAATCCAAGAATGGTATTCAATATCCATCATGGTGCTGACGATCAAGCAGCAGATCCAATGCTTTTAAATGTGTTTGATGGCTCTACATCCTCTAGGCCAAATCTTTGGACATCAGATCATAGATTAAGAGGTATAGCTTATATCGCAGCCAATTATGAATTTGATGAACAAGGCATGTTTACTGGTATCCCAAACCTAAGTGCTAGAGTTAAAGGTAAAAAAGTATTAGATACCAGAACATCCACAACAGCTTGGTCTGATAATCCTGCATTGTGTTTGCACGATTACTTAACCAATGATGAGTATGGTAAAGGCTTACCAACATCAGCAATAAATACTAGTAGCTTTAATACAGCAGCCAATGATTGTGAAGTAGATGAGCAAACAATCAATCATGGTTCTTCAGTTGTAATTAGATCTGCTTCAACCAGTAATGATTTGGTTTATTTGGACAATGTAACAACTTATAACAATATTAAATTGGGTGCTTCTATATCATTCTCATCTGGTGGCACTACTTATTTCTCTGGCCAAGTAATAGATAAATACAGTCAAATTGAACAAGAGCTTGGTCAAACTTATGCCAGGGTGTTAAGACTGACATTGGCAGAAGGATCTGTTACCACAGCCATCACTAGCAATACCACAGGAACCCTAACAGAAACACAGCCTAAGTTTCACTGCAATGCTGTTGTTGATACTGGTGAAACTGTTTTAGACAATACTAAACGCTTGGTAAACAACATGAGAGGTATATTCACTTATACCAATGGACAATATGCCATAGATGTAGAGGGTACAGAAACACCAATACTAACTTTAGATGAAGACGATATTTTAGAATCTGGCATAGAGTTAGGTTTAGAAAACAGAGAAAACAAATACAACAAAGTTGAAGTTACTTTTTACAATGGTGCTAAAAATTATGAAGCAGATACTGTTATTGTGACCGATGGTTTATCCTATGATAATAATGAAGTATTAGAAACTAGGGCAGAGTTTCCTTATGTGACCAATCAAAGAATAGCTTACAACCATGCCAATGCCATCCTAAAAAGATCAAGAAACAATAGGACTATATCTTTTGTAGCTACACCTAAAGTATTACAAGCCAAAGTTGGTGAAGTGATTGCTGTGACCAATAGCAATCTAGGTTTATCAGCAGAGCAATACAGAATAACCAATATGGAAATATCACCAGATCTAACAGTAGCTGTACAAGGTGTTGAATATCTTGGTGATGTATATGGTTGGAACGATCCACCAGATGAAGAAATAGGTGTCCAGGTTACTCCACCAGATCCATATAGAGTTGAACAAGTTACCAACCTAAACTTTGTCCAAAAAAGTGGCTCAACTCCAGCATATCTGTCTTGGACTGATGCCGATGCTTATGCCAGTTTTGAATTTTCAGTCAAAGTTTACGATGCTATTAATCAAGGTGGCAATATAATTAGGGATGGTAGGGTTAAAGAAACTAGATTCTATTTACCTGAACTACCAAAAGCCAATGGTTATTCTGCTGAAGTAATATCTATTAATACTTTAGGCATAGAATCAGATCCTACACCACTTAACTCATTTGATGTCACAGTAGATCCAGTAATTAACGATGACATTGGTGGGGGTGCTGTTGATACTCCAGAAATAGCTCAAGGTGCTATTGGTGGCATGAACTTTACGACAACCAAAGCCTATTATGGCACTGGTACATTTAATAACAGCAACACACCTTTTTATGTTGATACCAGTTCTAATTTCTCATTAGGTAGTGCTTTATCTTTTAATGGCACAACTTTAACCATAGGTGGCTATGCTAGTGATGCCGATATTTCCGATTTCATTACTGGTGCAGAAGTCAATGCCAATGTCACAAATATCAGTGGTGGTGCTATACAAACAGGCACAGTAGCTGCTGCTAGAATTGATGTCTCTGGTGTTATCACAGCAGGTTCTATTATTGTTGGTGGTGACAATATTTCCAACCTTACCAATGATTCAGGCTTTACCGATTTTGATGCTACTGATGTAGAATCAGCCATTGCCAACAATGTTACAGTTATATCTGGTTCTAAAATAACTACAGGCACAATCAATGCATCGCTTGTTTCTGTGACTAACTTGACAGCAGATAACATCACAGCAGGTACACTTAATGTTGATAGATTGAGCATTGATGGCACAACTATCACAGCAGTCGCAGGTGAATTATTGGTTGGGATAATAGACCAAGATAATATATCAGTTACTAATCTTGCAGCTATATCAGCAGACTTAGGTTCAATTACAGCAGGTTCTATAAATATAGGTTCTGGAGCTTTCACAGTATCTAGTTCAGGTGTTTTAACTGCTACTGGAGCAACTGTATCTGGTAATATTACAGCTTCATCTATTAATCTAGATACAGCAACTGTCACAGGCACACTAGATGTAGCAAGACTTAGCATAGATGGCACAACCATTACATCAGTTGGTGGTAATTTAGTTGTAGGAATAATAGACCAAAGCAATATATCGGTAAGCACTTTATCAGCCATAACAGCAGATTTAGGAAGCATTACAGCAGGTTCAATCAACATTGGCTCTGGTGCATTTACAGTATCAAGCAGTGGTGTTATGACAGCGACAGGTGCGACTGTATCTGGAAATGTGACTGCATCGTCTATTGACTTAAGCACTGCCACTGTAACAGGCACATTGGATTCAGCTAGAATCAATGCTGATACATTGAATGTCAAACATTTTGATAATGTTAGCACCGATATAAAGAGCCATACTGGTGCCTTCGTTCCTCTACAAGTATTTGGTAGCACATTCGAAAGAGCTTCAACAGACTTTACTACACAAACTACAACGACAGGCACATATCTATCAATGAGCATAGGCGATGTTAGAAATGGTGCTAAATATCAAGCTATATGGACTGGTGTTTATGGTGATTGTACTTCTGGCTATTTGGAATATAGTGTTGATAATTCAACTTGGGTACAAGCAGCAGGTGGTATCCAGAATGTCACTTTTGCTGCTGGTACATTCAGGACTTATGTTTTTGCCTACAGTGGTACAATATCAGGATTAGGCTCAACTGCTGATACAGTTTATTGGCGAGTTAGATGGATAACTAAATTAAGAAGTACATATCAATCACTGTATGTATTTATAGACAACACACAATAA